CGGGATCTCAAACTTGTTCAGCTTTGAAGGGGGGAGCTTGAGCAAGACGGCCTTAATCCCACCTGCAGCCCCAACAAACATGGAATCTAAGCCCATACGACCCAGAACTTCGTCTAGAGTGGCAGGACGACGGTCCGGTGGTGGAAAGGCCCTGTGGGTTTGCAGGAGCCATTGCTCCCCAGCAAAAACTGGGTCAACAAACGCATCTAAAAGAGGCTTGGAGTAGCGTTCAGGCCAATGAACTTGGGCAAAAAGTATGTGCGCCTCAGCACGGGCCCGGGCATAGAGAGAACTATAAACTTCTGGTGCCAACAACCGACGATAGTTCTGCTCATCAAAAGAGATGTTGGGCATTTGGCGCCGACGCCAGCAGAAGAGGGAGTCCAAACCAAGCATGTTGGCATACTTTGGCATTGGCTTGGCATCAATGGCTGGCATTGGCGCAGAGACCCCCCAAGTGCCCACCCAGAGAGGGTGGACACCCGACGAGCCATGCCTAAAGGTCCACCACTCTAGCAACTTGACAGAGCCATCAGCAAGCTTAACCCGCATTTGGCGGCTGATGAATGCCACCGCCCAACGCCTCGCCAGCAGCAGAGGAAGCCCACGACAGTGAGCGTCCCAGAGCGAGTCAGACAAAGACTGAACAATGTTGTCATACCACTTGTGGGTGTCTTTGTACCACTGCCCACTAGACAAGGCAGACAAAGTAGCACAGAGCGGTCGCAAAGGGGCGGTCCGAATACCAACCAACCGCTGAAGATACTCATGAAACCATGAGCTGCTAACCTGCTTCTTGGCCTTGATTGTGTGACCAACCATCATATGCGCACACAGATACAAAAGCGCCGCTGCCCAGTGTACCAACAATGTGTCCTCATCATCCCCGGTGAAGTTTTTATCAATGAGCACAAAATCTGACACCACATGACGGCAGAGCCTCATGGCGTGGGTCGAATAGGCCCAGTGTAGCAGAGCGTGATCACGTGCAGTGTCCCGACAGCCGGTGAACAACCCACCAAACACACGATAGGGTGGTAGCTCCGGCCCAATCGCCACCTTGCACAGATGCGCCTCCGCCTGCCAAAGAGAACACCTGACCTTGTCACGAACCACCGAATAGTCCACAGGAGCCTCCAACCAAGCCGCCGCTAACTCCACATTCAGAGCAAACAAAAGGAGCATCTCATGCTCCTTATTGAAATCCGAATAATCCAAGGAGAGCCAACGCTGCGGCAAGGCACAGGTAAAGGACTGCTGGACCCAAGCAAACACATCAGAGGGAGCCTGCTTGGCCCGAATGCCGTCAATGTTGACATACTTCTCAATGTTGTGGGAAGCATAGCTAGCCACCACAAAACACTGATCATTAGTTGCCCACAGTGCCCTGTTCTTCTCACCAGGTTCGTTTTTTGTGCTACCACGAGCCACACTCATCGGGGGTGAGGCAAGAACATCGAAAGGAGCTGAGTCTGGGAGCTCACAAAAAACCACCTTCTTGTTG